ATCGCCTCGAGTTCCTCGATGTGCTCGACCTGCGTCATCCCCGCAGCCTCGCAATCTCGCTGACGACGAGTGCGCCCATCACCAGTGTCGTGACGAGGTTCAGCGCGTCTTGCAGCGTCACGGCTTGTCTCCGCTCGGGTCCGCGAGCGCGGCGCGGAGTTCGTCGATCGCGTTCTCCATGGCCTCGGAGTCGAGGAATGCCTCGTCGGTATTGCCGAGCCCGTATTCGGCGCATCGGTTGCCCCAGTCAGGCAGCAGCGCCTCCACCCGCGCCAGCTTGGCCTTGCAGTCGGCGAGTTCGGTGGTGCGCGACTCCAGGTCGCGCCGCAGCCCATCCACCACGTCCTTGGTCAAAGCGTTAGCGACCTCTTGCAAGCTCATCAGACTCATGTCGCCTCCGGATCGAGCCAGCTGCCCTTGGCATCGTCGGTGCGGTCATCGATGACGTTCTGCAGCGCTGCGCCGATGTCGATGCCCTTGCGTGAGAGCTGCTCGGCCTTGCGCTCATCGTCGAGCCGCAGCGCAATCTCGGCCTCTGCCTCGAGCAGGCGCTCAGCAGCTTGCGTGGCAGCCTTGGTGCCCTTGCGCTCGTGCACGACAGCGGCCAGGTAGTCGCTGTACTCGATGAGCACGTCGGTGGGCGCGTCGAGAAGATACTTGCCATTCCATTCAACGGACGCCTTCCATTGGAACTTGCACGGCGGAGTGATTGGCGTTGGCCAGCCGTCTCTGACGCTGGCTGCCGCTGGCGGCGGCACGCTGGCAGGTTTGTTTGCTGCCGGCAGCGCGTTCGCAGGCGCCCGCGAGACGACCGATGCTCGCACAGGCTCGTTGTCGGCCTGTCCCATCTCGTCGTCGGTGTACAGCCCTGACAGCTCCTGCGGGAACGCCGTGCGCAGGCAGAGCGCCTCGGCGCACTTCGCCAGCTGCTCTGCGTGCATCTTCGCCCACATGCTGTTGGGCTTGTTGTCCTTCGTGGTCTGCACGTAGGCGTCATACCGAGCCACGCGCAACAGCGGCTCGTCGAAGTCGGCGCGACGCACGGCTGCACGCGCAGCCATGGGCGGCTCATTCTGCAGCCACACGTCGGTCCACCGGCCATCGGGACCGCACCACTCGAACGGACGCTGGCCGCGGTACTTGCCTGTGCGTTCGGCGATGAGGCGGAAACCGTCGATGCCGGTCTGGATGGTCATCCGGTCGACCTTGCGCTGCAGGTTCGCGTCCCACGTCGGCCGGATGGTCACGTAGATTTGCTTGGCGAACGGATCGAGGCCCGTGCGCTTGCAGACCTCCTTGAACATCGCCAGCTGCTGGTCGTTGATGCCGGGGCAGATGACGTTCTTGATGACGTCGATCTGCTCCCGCGTCCAATACGCCACGTCGTCCTTGGCGATGCTGTTGCTCGTGGTCTTAGCCAGCTGTGTCATGGTTCGTTTCCTCTCGCGGCGTTTTGTCGTTCGTAGTCGTCACGGCGCTGCTCGTCCTCGGCTTCTTCTCTGAGGGCATCTCGACGGGCTCGACGCGCCTCTACGGCTTCGATGTACAGCTGGTTGTGAAGCGCTGGGTCGTCTGTCGCGACGAGCTTCGGGCCGCGCTTCGAGCCTTTGTCCTTGCGAGTCTGCCGCGCACGGACGCGGTAGCCAGCGCTGGACAGCTCCGCCGCTTGCCGCTGCAGCAGCTTCTTCTGCTTCGCGAGCTCGGCGACGTCGCTGCGCAGCTTGGCCTTGCGCGCTTGCAGCTCGGCCTGTGCAGCCTTGATGACGGCCGCCAGCGTCGCGCTGTCGCGCTTGCGCAGTTCGATGATGTCGAGCGATGCCTGCAGTTGTGCCTCAAGCGACATGGCTCGCCTCCATCTCTTCCATGACCAGTTCGTTCCAACCTTCGGCGGCGTCCTCGAAGGTCTTGAAGCTCGTCACCGCCTGGCGTTTGCCATCGGGCGCGCCGTCGTAGCAGTCAGGGCAGTGGATGACCCAAGGGCCGTCCCAGCCACCGAGCAGCACGTTCTCGACATCCGGCACACCGCCGCACGGGCATCGCAGCAGCGCGGTCATGGCAGCACCTCGCGGTCCATCTCCAGCTGCCCCGTTAGCTGGCGAATCTGCCGCTCGAGAGCAGCACGCAGGTTGCGCTCGTACTCGAGCTCGTTGCGGAGCATGCGGACCTCAGCAGCGAGCAGCCACTCGACGCCGTTAGCCGAGGCACTCATCGCCTCGTCGACATCTTCTGGCGTCGGCCGGCTCATCGCTCGAACCTCCGCGCCTGCAGTTCAATCTCGTCGTCGTACGCGTCGCAGAACACGTCGCCGAGCAGCGAACCCTTCTCCATGCCCTCGGCGCCCTCGAGCGTCACGTACAGGCGCAGCGCGTCGTACGCATCGTCGAGCGGCAGCTGGTCGTACTCGCGCTCCTCACGCGCGATGTTCTTGCGCGCTGCCGCACGACCGGCCTGCTTCGCCTGCTCGAGCGTCAGCGTGTTGCCTTCCCATCCACGCAGTTCCAGGTGTTGTCCGTCCATGTCCCGACCCTCCATCTGAAGTTCACATTAGCGAACTGGCAGTCGGCGGTCAATCACATTTGCGAACTCATTTGACGATTTTCGCAAACCCCCCGAATATCAGGGGCATGCAAGAACGCCTCTCCGCGTGTTTCGTCATGTTTCTGGTCGGCTGCGCGAGTGACGAAAGTGCTGTCTGTACTTTCCCGGACAATGCAGTGTTCGAGGCGCAGTACACGGAGCGCGCGGGCGGTACGTGCGGCCCCATCGACAACGCGAACATCACATCGCGCGGCACCGGCGAGACCCAGTCGTCCTGCGCGATCCCCGCGTGGACCGTAGACGACGGCGGCTGTCACCGCGCGCGGCTGTTCACCTGCATCTTCGACCAGGAGACCGTCATCTCGAACGAGGAACTGATGTACCTGTCGAACGACGACTGGGCAGGTACGTACAGCACGCGAGTGACTGGCCCATCGGTCTGCGCGAGTGTCTACGACCTCGTGCTCGTTAGGCGCTAGTGCGCCGACGACCGACCGTCCGACGTTCAGCCACCTCGAGCTTGTGACGCAATAGTTTCAGCTCGGACTCCTGCTCGTGGATGAGCACGTCCTTCTGCGCGAGCATGGCGAGGATGCGCTCAAGTTGCGAGGCTGTTTCGGCCTGCTGCTTCTCGACGCGCGCCATCCGGTTTTCGGTGCGTCGCTCCTCGAGTGAGTACAGCCTGTGGTCGACCTCACCGTCGTACTCGTCGAAGAAGTAGTCCGGTGAGGTTTGAAAGCCGTCTTTCACACGCCGGACTATCTCAGCCCCGAAGCCGGTTCGACCAGCGTTCGCATCCTTCGTGATGTTAATCCACGTACTTAGGTAAGACTTGCTCAGACCTGTGCGTCTGCACATTTCCTCCTGTGGCATACCCTTACCCGATTGGTATAGCTGATTGAGTAGCCAGTGGAACCGCAATCCCTCGCGACTCAGCTCATGTTTGGCTTTTTTGCCCACGAGCCAAGTATTGCGAACTTCAAGTTCACATTTGCGTTGACTTGGAAGTTCACAAGTGAGAATCTCGGGCAATGCGACGGCTTGCCCCGAACGAACGGCTTCGAGAGTTTCGAAAGTCAAAACAGCTCTCCCTGGATGAGCTCGCCGAGAAAATAGGCTGCGCGCCGAGCCATCTGTCGATGGTCATCACGGGCAGCCGCGTTCCCGGCCTGCGCCTGGCCTTTGCGATCGAGCACGCGCTTGGCATCGACGCTGAGGACTGGGTTCGTCGTGCTGGCTGAACGCATGCCTGTCAGGCATCGCCCGTACAAGCGGGGTCAGTCAAGCACTATCGACTACATTGTAAGACAAATGTCATACTTTCTGGTTACGTCTGTATTCTCTGATTCGGCCGTCGGAAGCTGTGGATGGGTCCCCGTGCTGTTAACACGGGCTTACTCGTCCGCAGCTTCGGGCGTAGCGAATCCCCCCTCGCTGCTGCTCGCGTGGCGCCCGCCGTCCGCCTGACTGTTGCTGACCCGCATTCAAGGCAGGACGGCGCGCCCACGCCCTTTTCACAGGAGCCTTTGCATGACCTGGTTCAAGATCGACGACAACCTGTTGGAACATCCGAAGTTCCTGCAGTTGTCTGACGGCGCACAGCTGCTTTGGATGCGCGCAGGAGTCTGGTCAGCTCGGTATCTGACCGAAGGTCTCATCCCCCCCGCTCTCGTCGAAAAGTACGGGAGGGATGAGTGCGCGGCCGAGCTTGTTGACGCGGGCTTGTGGGAGCACGCCGAGGGCGGCTTCCAGTTCCACGACTGGCTCGACTACCAACCAAGCAAAGCACAGGTCGAGGCGTCCCGCCAGAAAACGGCCGCGCGGGTGTCCAAGCACCGACGTAACGGCGTTAGTAACGGCGTTACACACGGCGTTAGTAACGGTGCTCCCGGTCCCGGTCCCGATCCTAAGAAAGAAAGAGAGAGAGACGCGCGCGCACGCGAAGTCGGGCCGGACACCCTCTTTCGAAAGCCTCTCGGGGAACCACCGGCCAACCTGCCACCAGACGAACCGACCCTGAGTCAGAGGCTGGCTAAGAGGTTCGGTGAGCTTCACGACGCGCTCTACATCGAGGCGAAGGGGGCTCCGCCTGAGTGGCCATGGAGCGGCCGGAACGACCACGGCTACCTCGTCGACATCGCGCATCGGTGCGAAGAACACGCCAAGCGTATCCCAGGGCTCGCACCGAGCCGCGTCGGAGCCGCCGTCCTCGCGGCGTTCTTCGAACAGCCACGACGCCGAGTCGAGAACGCCAAGCCCAAGTTTCTGCTGGCCGACTTCGATGACCTGGCCCGCAACAGCGACAGCCTGCGCGAGACAGCAGCTCAACTCCGGGTGGTGGCGACATGAGCCTACCGCACACCGACGTAGCGCTCGAGCAGCTCTACCTCCGCAGCTGCATCCGCGGAACGCGCTCGGGCCATCTGATCAACGGCGACGAGAGGCTCGCCCCCGCTGACTGCTCGGACCCAACCGTCGCGGCAATCCTGAGCGCCGTGCAGGCGCTGGCAGACTCCGGGGTAAGGGTCGACGCGTTCACGGCCGCGCAGGCCGTAGAGAAGCTGCCAGGGGCCTTGGCGCTGCCTCGGCTTCTGGACGGCGACGTGTCCAAGGCTGTCGAGCGGATGGCGGACAAGCTTCGCGAGCTGGCGAAGCGCAGGCGCAGACACAACGTCGTGAGGCTCGCCCTCGCCGCATCTTTGGACAGCCGCGACGACGCGGTGACAGAGCACGCGGTTGCGCTGGCGAGTGAGGCGACCGAGGCGCGGCCCGAGGAGAACATGGCCGCGCACGAAGCTGTGTTCCGGTCTGCCGACTACTTCATGACGCTCGAGAAGGGGCGCGAGAGGCGCACTGGCTTCGGGCTGATCGACAGGGCGATCGGGTCGCTCCAACCCGGCTCACTGACCATCGTTGGCGGAACGACAGGCAGCGGCAAGAGCTCGCTCATGCTCGCGATGGCTCTGTCGCAAGCACGCGGCGGCATGCCGGCTTGCATTGTGTCACTCGAGGACTCGCTCGTAGTTTGGGGGCCACGCATCATCGCTCACGTCGCGGGACTCAATCCAGATGAGATGGTCCCTGGGATGAGCGACCGCGCGAACACCGCTGCGAAGCGCACGTACGAAGAGACCAAACGCGTAGGCAACCTGTTCTTCAGCTTCGAGACCGGGCGACCGATCGAGCACGTGCTGCGCGCCATCCGGCACAACGTGCGCGCGCATGGTTGCAAGGTCGTCTACGTCGACTACCTGCAGGCGATCGGTTGGGAGCCTGGCAAGGATGAGACGCGGCGCCTGCACATCTCGCATGCCGTGAGCTCGATGAAATCGCTGTGCGCGTCACTCGGCGTAGCGCTCGTACTCGGCTCGCAGCTCTCGCGGCCAGAGAAGGGCCGCGAGTACAAGGAGCCGAATGCGTCAGACCTAAAAGAGTCTGGCGACATCGAGAACATGGCGGAAGTCGTGATGCTGTTGTGGAAGGACGGCGACAGCGACGCCAGCAAGACACTCGGAAAGATTGCCAAGGTGAAGTGGTCAGCCGCTCGGCCGCGGTTCGAAGTCCATCGGCACGCGGGGTCAGGCGCCGTCAGTGCGGTCGAGTCGATGCTCGCGACGGTAACGCGGTTGCCGAACACGAGCGCGCGCCTGGAGGACTTGTGAGCGAGTTCGATGACGAAGAGCAAGAGGCCTACGAGGCCATCCAGCAGACGAAAATGCGGCACGCGCGCGCGCTGCACAACTCGGGCGCTGACGGCTACGAGCTCGTGCTGTCGAGCGATCCGGCGATCGCGCACCGGCCACTGAATCCAGAACGACTGAGCGCGGTAGTCGCGCGCGTGCTTGAGGGTCTAGCAAAAGGGGAGCGAACATGAAGCAGCTAACGGCGGCAAAGCGGCGCAGGCCGACCACGCAGAAGATGCTCGCGCTGTACGCCGAGCAGTACGACTTCGGGGACCATTCCGAGGTGCGGCTGACAACGCCGCTGCAGCTCGTGAGCGAGGCCAACCAGCGAGAGCACTGGAGTGCGCGCTACCACCGCAAGCAGGAACAGCAGAGCTTCATGGAGCAGGTGTTGCCGCTGGCAGGCAGGCTCATGAAGGGCGCGTGCGTGCGGCTGATTCGTCTCGAGCGGTACGGGCGCAAGATGGACGCGGACAACCTGGTCGGCTCGTTCAAGCACGTGCAGGACGCGATAGCCAAGTGGCTCGGCGCCGACGATGGCGACCTCGAGTGGGCGTACGCGCAAGCCGTTGACGCTGACGGCTGCAAGGGGCTGCGTGTGACGTTTCTGATCGAGAGGCAAACATGAGCGTGCGCGTTGACTATCTCAAGCTTCGGCGAGTGCTGCTCCCATGGTGCATGCGGCCGGGCTGCTGGAAACATTCTTACGTGTCGAACAAGGGTCGGCGAGGGAATCTGTGCCCGGTTCATGCGTGGGAAGCCATCCAAACGGCACTCAACGATGAGGCGTTCGATGAGTAACGCTGCTGCACTCGACATCGTTCGCAGCGAGGCGCTGTCCGTGCGTGCTGTGCGGTACGCATATGCCACCTGGCACGAGGTGATCGTCTCGCTGATGCGCGGCGCACGCGAGCTGGAGAACATCGGCGAGCACACGCAAGCGGTTGCGCTGCGCAAGGATGCCGAGCACATCACGCGCAGGTGCATGCGGCACCTGAAGCGCATGCAGATGGCTGCAAACACAAATGGAGGCGAGCCGTGACATACGACGAAGAGAGGCACGCGGACATGATGCGATGGGCACGGAAAACGCCGCCTGACATGGTCTCCAGTCGCCAGGTGGCCAACGGGTACACCATCGAGACCACACACGACATGCGCGGCGGTGCCGCGTGGGTAAGCCCATGTGGCAAGTACGTCTTGTGCAGCCCATTCACGGCAACAGAGCTCGTTGAGTACCTAGCCAACAACGACATCCATCCGGCGGTGTCGCCATGACCGACCTGGCGTTGACCCTGTGGATTACGCTGGGCGCTGTGTGGTTCGGCGCTGTGCTGTCGATGGTGCTTGCGCCGTGACGTACAGCAGCAAGGAGCTGCTCGCCCGAGGCGTTGCGGCGCCTGCTGTGCGGTTACGCAAGTGGCGCCGCGAGCGCGGCCTCACGCGGCAGTCGATGGCCACGATGCTGGGCGTCAGCATCCGCACGCTGGACGAGTACGAGCTCGGCAAGCGCGCACCGACCGACGCGACCAAGGACAAGATCGCGGCGTTCATCGAGCGGTGGCAGAAGGTGCCTGCTGTGCGTGAGGCGCTGGAGAACGAAGTGCGACGCAGCAAGATGCGCTACCGCGCGGCTGCACTGGGGCGATGCAAGGCGAGAGGGTTCGAGGTGCCAGATGAGCAATCAGATGCAGCTGAGTGAAGGCGACTACCAGGAGTGGTACGCGGTCGCGGTCAAAGAGCTCGGCGTTCACGAACAGCCAGGCGCAGACAACAACAAGCGCGTGCAGGAGTACTTCGCCGCCACGTCGCTGGGGCCACACACGCCTGACTCAGTGCCCTGGTGCAGCGCCTTCGTGAACTGGTGCTTCAACCAGTGCGAGATAGTTGGCACCGATAGCGCTGCTGCGCGCTCCTGGCTCGCGTGGGGCGTTCCGCTGCTGCGCCCGCGTGTTGGGTGCGTGATCATCTTCTCGCGGCCCCTGGGCGGCCCAGCGAGCGGCCACGTGGGCTTTCTCGCACGCGTCCCAACAGCCACCGCAGCCAACGTCGACGTGCTGGGTGGCAACCAGGGCGATCGCGTGTGCGTCGCGCCGTACCCTACGTCGCGGATTCTTGGGTGGCGTTGGCCGGAGCCAAAGTGATACGCGTCAGACGGAAGGTAGTGCAGTTGCATGACCATTCGTCCAATCGTCGTCCTGACAGTGTCATGTGGCTATCTTCCCTACGTGTGTACGTGATAGGAAACAGGATAGGTGAGGCTGACAGCCAAGATGCTGTTGAGGCTCTTGCAGTCTCACGAGAGTTGTGCGCCAATGGTGGGCGCATGCGGTCTGCCCCACCCCGAGCGCTGCCTGAATCCACCACAGAGCTGGACCCAGTGGCCTACGCCAAGTCCGTAGCCGGACGGGTCTTGATTACGCTCACGGACATCACGGAGAATGGTGGGGGTCGGGGGTCAGGCTCGCAGGTAGCTGCTGGACGCCTCCTCCTCGAGGTCGCGAGGCTGCTGGGCTCACAGCGTGAGGAGCCGACCAAGCTAGACGCTGTCAAGGAAGCGGCCAAGGTCATCTACCTGGTCGACGCTGACCGCGCGCAACAGCTGCTCGCGGAGCAGCGTGCCGCAGAGCGCAAGCCGTGAGGCTGGCACTGACGTGTGCGATCGCGCTCACTGGCTGCGCGCAAACGCTTCCGGCACTATCGACTGGACTGGACGGCGCGCGAAACGTCATCGCGGTCAGCTGTCCAGCACGTACTCCACCATGCGAGACGTTCATGGCGCTGCACAACGCAGGCGTGAAGGCTTACAACGAGGCGCTGCTCGCTGACGCGGTGGGCGAGGACGCAGGGCCGATGGCCGAGCAAGGCATGGCAGCGCTCAAGCAGCTGTGGGCTGCGCTGATGCAGGTGAAGCCGTGAAGCGCGACGCGGAGGACGAGTTCACTCGCCACAAGCGGATCGGGCTGCACCGCACGCGCGGTCTCGGGCTGATGCAGAAGCAGAAGTTCTTCGCTGACAAGACCGGTTCCACGAACGTGGTTGACGGCATGGATGACATGGTTGCCTGCGACGTGCACGAGCGGCTTGGCTTCGGAGACATCGAGTGACCGGCCCGCTCGACATCATCGCCAGCCTCGGCAACTGGCTGCTCAGTTGGCTTCCCAAGAAAGCAGCGACGCCTGCACCCAAGAAGCCGCTGACGCCTGCTGAGCTCGGGTGGACCACAGAGGCCACCAAGCCGAGCAAGCCGCCGCCGAGGGCTGCGTCGTGAGCTGCATCCGCTGCTGGATGCCAGGCACGCTCGCGTGCAGCACGTGCCGCGCAGGCTTCGTGCTGCGTGTGCGCGAGCTATGGCGCTGGGCGACTCCGCGCCTGCGCTTGCCACGCCCAGACCCCAACTCACCGTGGAACCGACCATGAAGCACAAGGTCACCCTGCCATGGAACGCTGCTGCGTGGCGCCAGTCGACGTACGAGCCGCGCGTGCGCAAGGTGCATGGGCCTGTCGGCGAGAAGTGGCTGATTGCCGACAGCTTCGGCGGCTACTGCGACCGCACGCACCCGTGCTGCGGCCACCACGTGTGCAGCTGCGAGTCAGTCGAGTATTGGCGATCGAGCTGCGGTGGCGACCCGGTGCGCTGCAAGCCCGAGCCGCGCGAGTACAAAACGCCGCTCACAAAGGCCGCGCACGCAGCCATGCTCTCGCGGAGAGGGATGACTCAGGCCGAGTGGAGCGTGTTCGTGCACGCCGCGGCCGACGACGTCCATAGGGGCCTGCCAAAGAACTGGACTCTCGAAGAGTTCCGAGTCGCGTTCCACGCGAGGATTTACGCGGAGTGACAGCCGCCTACGCCACGCTCGACGCTGACCAGCTCAGCCGCCAACAGCTGCAGGACGAGTGCTGGCGTCAGGGCAAGCTCAGCTGGAAGCTCGACCCGCATCAGAAGCGCGTCTACGACCGCATCAAGGCGTGGGAGGAGAACCCGCCCGACAGCGTTGAGGTGGATGCGCTGTACGACTCTGTGTATGTGGTCGACATCGGGCGCCGCTGGGGCAAGACAGCGATGTGCCTCATCATCCTGTACGAGTGGGCCATCAGGCGCCCAGGCTCGGTGCTCACGTACGCCACGGCCGAGAAGCAGCAGATCAAGAGCATCGTCATCCCGCTGCATCGGCGCCTGTCGTGGGGCGCACCCGAGGACACGTGCCCTGTGTACAAGGGCAGCAGCGAAGGCATGGAGCAGGGCCTATACCTGCCCAACGGCAGCATCATCAAGCTCGTGGGCGTCGACAAAGACCCCGACCGCCTGCGTGGTCAGGGCAGCGATGGCGGCGTGTTCTCCGAGGCCGCGCACATGAAGGAGCTCGAGGAGAGCGTGTCCGGCATCTTTCTGCCGCAGTTCCAGCGCCGTCCGTGGGCACGGCTGATTCTAGAGTCGACCGCGCCGGTCGACCTCGACCACGACTTCGACCAGGTGTTCATCCCGGACGCGATGCTGCGCGACGCGTACAGCTTCGGCACGATCGACGACAACGAGGCCATCACAGCCGAGGAAAAAGCCAAGGCACTGCGCGAAGCGGGGGGTATAAACTCCGCGAGGTGTCAGCGTGAGTACTATGGCAAACGTGTCAGAGACCCTGTGCGCGTCGTGGTTCCAGAGTGGGACAAGTCCAAGCACGTTCAGGACTGGCCGACCCCTCGACACGCGCACTGCTACGTCGCGGCCGACCCCGGACATCGTGACCTATTCGGTGTGCTGTGGGGATACTGGGATTTTGGACGCGCTGCACTTTATATCCAGCGGGATTGGGCTGCTCCCAACGCGCTCACGCGAGACGTTGCGTATGCCATCCGCGCCGGAGAGCAGGAGCTCTGGGGTACGCCTGACCCCGCTGGCACGCCTCGCGATCGCTTCGCTCTGCGAGAGGCTCGCAAGCCGGCTGTGGGTCCCGATGTCGAGCTGATCGACCGCTGGCACCCGCAGACAGGCGCCCCGCCCGGTACGCTCACTTGGTACGACGGGCGGTTCCTGCGCGCCAACCCGTACGAGCGTGTCAGCGACATCGATTTGCGGCTGTGCGCGGACTTGAACGCCGACTACCGCCTCAACTTCCAGAGCGTGCGCAAGCTCCACTCGCTCGAGGCGATGCTGTCGGCACTGCGCGACGCCATCGTCAACGGCCGCATCATCGTGCACCCGAGCTGCGTGCGGCTGATAGCGCACCTCGACAACGCGCGTTGGAACGAGCAGCGCACAGACTTCGACCGCACGCCGCAGTACGGCCACTACGACCTCGTAGCAGCGCTCATGTACATGTGGCTCAAGGTGTCTGCCAACAGGCACATGAATCCGAACGCGCCTGAGATTCCACAGGGGCAGCTGCACGTCGAGGTCATGGCGACCCTGCCCTGGCAACGCCAAGAGGCACAGAACGGCAGCGAGGCTGCAATGCGCGCGCTGCTGGGTATCGATGCGCAGGGCCGGCAAGCACAGCGGCCAGGCGTCATGAAGATTGGGAGAGGCGGACGATGATCGACGAGGACGAGTTCGAAGCGGGCGCGCTCCAGCAGTTCCTGCGTGCGTGGCGGAACTGGCGCAAAGACAACCCCGACGCGGAAGTGGTCTACGTATACGTGGGCCATCCCGACATGGCAGCGGCCATCGTGCGCCAGTCGCCGCTGTGGCAGCGGTTCGCGGAGTGGGAGAAGCGTGGCGGTCCCAACGACTTCAGCCAACTCGGTGGCAAGTACCACTCGACTATGAAGTTTGTTCCGCCGTGTGACTGCGCGGCGTGCACAGCCTCGCGTGCGACGCGCGAAGAATCGAAGGCGTACGATGCGTAAGCAAAACCTGACTCTGCGAAAACGGCTGGCGTGGCAGCTGACCCTGATGTGGCACGACGTCAGGCAGGTCTGGAGCGGCCGCTTCGTGTGTCCACGCAAGGGCCACGCTCCCGGCGTGCACGTCGAGAACGCGATGGAGTCGTATGATGTCTGTGGGCGTTGCGGTCACGAGACCGAGGCGCCTCGCAGCAGCACGAGTATGTATGCCTGAGCTATGCATCTCGATCGCGCTGGTCGCCATTGGCGGCATGCTGTGGGACGCCGCACGCAGGTACATGCAGCTCGCGCATGGACGCATGCTCAGCGCTGACAGGTCGCAGACGTTCGAGCGCGCCATCACGCAGCTCGAGATGCGCCTCAGGGCGCTCGACAGCCAGCAGACCTCCGGCATCGACCAAGTCATTTCCGCTTGCGGTGAGAAGGTGCGCGCGCTGGAGGCAAAGCTCGACCAGCACGGCAACATAGCCGCCGGCCAGCAGGCACGTCTTGGCGCTGCCGAGGCTGAGCTCGCTGACATCAAGCGCAGCTTCGGCGTTGCGTATGGCGCGCAGGATGCTGTCGTCAACCGACTACGTGAATCGGTAACAGACTGGCAAGCCAAGGCCGAAGCCACCTTCGAGAAGCAGCAGGCAGAAATCGCCCGCTACGACGGCGCGCTCGTGAACCTCACCGAAGAGGTCGTGAAGCTGCAGCAGCAACAGGTCATGGCGCTTCAGGGCGTCGTCAACCTTCCCAAGCACGGATACAAGAGGACAACATGAAAGCTCGACTACGCACACCAGAAACGATCGTGGAGTACGGCCAGTGGTTCGTCGAAAGCGACACCGACACTGACCCCGTCAGCCTCGAGAAAGAGCCGCACACCGGCAGCGATGGCAAGCCCATCTACTTCGGCCTGCTGCACACGCACAACTCGCAACAGCGCGTCAACGACGGCGACTACGTCATCAAGTTCGAGAACGGCGAACTGATGGCGCTGAACCCGGCAGACTTCGCGGCCAAGTACGAGCCGATCGATGCGCCCGTCGAGACGCGCAAGCTCAAGGCGAAGTCCGAATGAGCCGTCTAGCAGCACGCGTGCCGGCGCCGCTTCCGCCGTCCGAGGCTGAGGCGGCGCTTGCGGCAGGCGATGAGGAAGCCTTCGAGCGCGCCATGGCGCAGGCAGAAGCCAACCCGCAGGCGGTCGACGACGACGTCGTCTACGCGACGCCCGCCGAGCCCACCCTCGAAGAGCTCGAGGCGCAGGTCGAGGAGCTCAAGAAGCAGGAGCGCCGACGCGAGCTCATGGCGGAGATTCAGCGCCGCTCGAGCAGCATCAAGGAAGTGGCATCGCGTCAGCCCATCCCGGTGAGCGACCCGGTGCGCGACGCGCCGAGCACGTGGATTCTGATGCCGTACGTCGAAGAAGAGGCGAAGGTGTCGGAGGCATGGATCGACGCGCACACGCCCAGCAAGCGTAAGCAGCGCGCGATGGAGAACGTGCTCCCGCTGTCGCAGCTGCGCATCGAGGACAGCGTGATGTGCCTCGTGCGCTGCAAAGACATGCGCGCGGTGAAGCCGCTGATGTCGGTGACCACCACGACGCAGGGCGAGAAAATCTCGACGATGCGCCCCGAAGAAGAACTGATGGCAGAGCTCACGCTCACGCCAGCAATCCACATCCGTGACCACTGGGTCGAGGGTGCTGGCTTCGGTCGGTACTCGGGAAAGCTCAACCGCGCGACGTTCATGGAGGAGCTGGGCAAGCGGTGCGTGCCGCTGATGCCGCGCTACCTCGATGTGACGCGCAAAGAAGGCGAGCCTGACCTGCTCGTGCTGCGGAGCCTGTGAATGGCGCACACCAAGGAGAAGTGCGGATGCGAGTACGCCGGCAGCCCCGGCGACATCGGCGTCTGCTTCGCGCTTGGTCCGCCAGCGAGTGACTTCCCGAAAGGCTGGACCATCCTAGCAGGTTCGTATGGCTGGTTGTTCAAGCCGTGCGCGAAGCACGTGCACAGGCACGACGAAGAGAAACACGAGGCACGATGAACGACGGCATGATCGACGGCCAGCCCGAGCTTGGACAAGACGGCGAGGACCCGCGCGACCTGATTCCGCAGGAGCCCGACGAATCGCAAATCTTCTGGGCTGCACGCAAAGGCAAGACGTTTGCCTCTGCCGTGATGGACAAGCAGCGCGCGTACTTCGGGACGGCGCGCAAGTCCGGGTTGCTCGGCCAGTGGATCATTGCCTACGCGGCGCTGCACGGGCTCGACCCGGACAGCATGTCGACGATGCAGACGCAGTCGCTCGGCTTCGACGGCGATGAGATGGAGTTCCTGCGCCTGTGCATCAACATCTACCGCCCGTACGTGCAGCGGCAGGTGAACGCGGTGACGTCACAGGAGCCGACGCTGAAGTGCCGCGCTGAGAACACCGACAGCAAGTCGCAGCTGGCTGCCAAAATCGGCGACAAGATCGTCCAGAGCGTCTACCGGCGCGCGATGAAGGGCGGCAAGCGCCGCGAACTCGCGATCGCAGCATCTTTCGCCGGCATGGGCTTCGCGCACCTGCGCTGGGACCCGCAGGGCGGCGACATGGTCACGGTGAAGCAGCCTATCCCCGGACCCAACGGCCAGCCGCTGGTCGACCCGCAGAGCGGTCAGCCTGCGACGCGAGACGTGCGCAAGAAGTCGGGCGCGCCGAAGGCGTACGTCGGCTACCCGTGGACGCTGTTCCAAGAGCCCGACGAGATGAACTGCGACTCATGGCGCTGCGTGCGCGTGGTCGACAACAAGTGGAACCTCGTCAACACGTACTGCCCGCCACCGCAAGCTGACCCAGCGACCGGGCAGATGGCGCAGGAAGACCCGGAGAAGGTGGCGCTGCGTCAGCGCATCCTCGCGAGCAAGTCGGACGACGAGTTCGACTTCGCGAACCTGTTCGGCTTCGAGGGCATGGGGCCGATCAACGAGGACGTCACCACCGTCTTCCACTTCTACTACCCGCGCTCAGTGGCGATGCCGACCGGACGCTACGCCATCATCCTCGGCGACGACATCCTCGACGACACCGACTGCCCACGCCCTGAGGGCACGCCTGTCATCGAGCTCAACCCTGCCAAGTGGATTCAGAAGACGTTCGGCTACGCGTCCACGTGGGATGTGCTGGCGATTCAGCAGGCGCTCAACCAAATCGTGAGCGACCAGCTGTCGAACCTCGCGACGTTCGGGCGGCAGTCCGTAGCCATGGAGAAGGGCACGGAAATCACCGTCGACGCGCTAGCCACTGGGCAGAAGGGCTTCTTCTACCCGCAGGGCGGCAAGCCTCCAACCGCGGTGCTGATGAACGACATCGGCAACGGGCCGACCATCTTGCAGGAGTACCTGCACAAGATGGCTGACTTCGTGCTGGGCGAGAATCCAGGCGCGCGCGGCGACCCGGACTCGAACGTCAAGAGCGGCACCTTCAACGCGCTCTTGCACACGATCGCAGCCGAGTTCAAGCAAGACTTACAGCAGGGCCAAGACCGATCTGACGAGGACATTGCGAACTGCGGCCTCGACATGGTGCGCCTCTACGGCGACACGCAGTTCATCGTCGAGAGCGTCGGCATCGACGATCGCACGTACGTCGACGAGTACACGAAGGAAGACATCGCAGGGTTTCGCGATGCCGTTGTCGAGGAAGTGCCGGCGAACATGCGTTCGTACGCTGGCTGGCTCGACATGTTCACGATGCTGAAGGACTTCGCGCCCGAGGACCGCGCAGCGGCCTACCAGTTCCTTTCGACTGGGCGCAGCGAAGCCTTCGTGAAGCGCGACAACAACTCGGCGCTCTACATCCAGCGCGAAAACGAGATGCTCATCCTCGGCAAGAGCATCCCGGTCATCGGCCCCGATGGTCAGCAGGTGCCTGTGACGGATGCGAACGGGCAGCCCAAGGTCGACCCGATGACCGGGCAAATGACGCCGCAGATGCTGCCGATGGTGCGCGAGTACGACAACCCGAAGAAGCACATACCGGAGCACGAGGCGACGCGTGCAGCGCTGCTCGCCGCCGACAACCCCGACATGGCCGCCGTGGCGCGCGTCGAGGCGCACATCACAGAGCACTGCGTGAAGTACGGCTACATGCATCCGTTTGCGTGCGCGTTCCTCGGCATCGAGCCGCCGCCGCCGCAGCCGGGAACGGCAGCGTTCCAGCTCGCGTGCGCGATGGCGCAGGGACAGTTCCTCATCTCGCAGGCTGGCATGGGCGCGCAGCCTGGGCAGCTGGCGCCAGTGCAGCAGCCGCAGCCAGGGCAGGCCGGCAGCATGCGACCCGGGTCCGGCAAAGCGGCCAACGGCAACGCGGACGCGAAGCCGACGAACAATGGCGCTGACGCTGCGAGCGGCGTACCGCTGCCGGCGCCGGCGCAGCCACCGCCCACCACGCAACAGCAGCAGGCATAGGAGAACACATGGGACACGAAACCGTCTGGGAAATCTTCGAGCGGATGCAGGGAGAAATCGCGCGTGAGATACGCGTGTTGCTCGGCGAGGAGGCCTACGACCAGCGCATCTTCACGGCCGCTGAACGCGAGCGGCGCGTGCAAGCCATGCAGAAGTGCGCGGCCGAGCAGACCACCGATGCCGAACGCCATGACGCATGGATAGCGATGCACGTCGAGCAGGGATGGGTTTACGGCGACGAGTTCAACCCGTCGAAAAAGACGCACCCAAACCTGAAGCCGTGGGGAGAGCTACCCGCTTCAACGCGCAGCAAGGCTCGCATCTTCGACATCTGCTCGAAGTACGCTGCCGAAATCTCGGATCGGGGAACCAATGGCTGAAGCAACCGCCGCAGGCGCGAACACAGGCGCAACGCCGCAGGGCGCACCCGCTCCCGTCGCCGAGCGCGCGAAAATCAGCGACATGTCGCGCACGCTGAGCCACGGCGTGCCTGCAGCGCCCGCGCCGCTGGTCATCCACCAGGGCCGTGAAGCCACGCCCGTAGGCGACGTGCAGCCACGCGGCAACAAGCCTCCCCCGCTCGGCTTCGACGACAGCGGCAACCCCGACCTCGGCATGGGCGGCGATCTCGACGCGGAAGCGCACGCGCTGCAGCGCGAAGCTGACGGCCTGGGCGCCGAGCTCGACGAGTACGGCAACAGCCCGGACCAACTCGAGCTCGACGACAGCGCGCCGAGCGAGCTGGTCGAGCCTGACGAGTGGACAGCCATCAAGCAGCTGATGGACGCGCCGAACGCGCGCGCGTTGGTCGAGCAAGACGACATCCCCGAGTTTTTCGACGACAAGAAGTGGGTGCAGGTCCCGCTGACTGCGCGCGACGGCTCGACCTACCTCAAGCGCATGACGCTCGGCGAGGCCAAGGGCGGCGTCATGCGCCGCGAGGACTACTCCGCGAAGCTCGGCGAGGTGTCGCAGATGCGGCAGCAGGTGCTCGCCGCGAAGGCAGGCCAAGACTTGCTGATGCAGCACCTGAGCGACCCGGCGCAGTTCCTGACCGCGATGCGCAACCTCAACATCATGCACGTGTTCGAGGCGGTCGCGGAGCACTGGGCGAAGGAGGTAGCGCTTCCCGAGCAAGAGCTGAAGATGCGCAACCCGCAGGCGTACCAGCAGTACGTCAACAACAAGCGCCTTCAGGAGCAGCTGCTTGCAGAGCAGCGCGAGAAGAATGCCTTGCGGCAGCAAGCGCAGCAGCTCGCGCAACAGCAACCCCCGCAGCTGACGCAGGACACGCAGCAGATCGCCAACCAGCTCGCGCAGATGCTCCCGCTCGCCGAGAAGGCGGCGCGGGTCGCCGAGCTCAAGGCGCGGTCACCGCTGTTCGCGGCCATCTGGGATGAGCCGGTGGCGCCCGGCCTGACCAGAAGTGAGCAGATTTTCCAGATTCACTACAACCGGCTGTTGCCCGGCCTCAACGGGCCGCTCACGACGCAGTTCATCAAAGAGGTGACGCTCACTACGATCGACACCATCACCCAACTCGCCCGCGAGATGCAGCCCCAGCGCCGCCCAGCGGTCACGGCGGCAGCGCCCGCGCCCAACCCCGGAGGCGCAGCGCGCAACGGCAGCCGTCAGCCGCAGCGCGCCAAGATCGGCGACATGAACCGCATGCTTCGAGGCTCGTGATGGCCAGTCTTGAGTTCAGGTTCATCAAGTCTTGCAACGACTGCCCGATGGCGAACCAGGAAGAGTCGTTCTGCCAGCATCCCGATGCTCCGGGTGAGTACGAGCCGGGCGCGTTCAAGCTGTCCAGCTTCCACCATCTCTATGGCGCCGATGGCAGCGTGGAGACAGTGTTCGACCCGCCACCGGCCGGGTGCCCGCTGCGAAAGGGTGCCCTAGCCCTGTCGCTCGATCCGAAGGCGCCGTGACCCGCCTAGGCCCCGGTCCAGAGCTCGAGGAAGCCGTCCGCAAGGGTAAGGCCGCCTACGATGAGTGGGAGCAGAAGCAGAACTCCCGCGGATGCCGCGACGAGAATGGCTCGCCCATGACGAAGCCACCCCATCTACTAGCCGGAATGGGCACCGGCGTGGCCGCCGAGCGCTGGCTCGAAGCATGGATACGTCTCAAAGTTGACCACCAGAAGAAGTGCGTGAAGTGCCGCGGAGAGAGAAATGTACAAGCCGAACATCCGAGTCCTGAAGACGGTCGATAGCAAGGGCCGGCTGGGCACGCGTCCGAAGGACGGCGGCAAGGTCATGCGCAAGCGCCAGCTGCTCGCACGCAGCGAGGGGCAGCTTGATCGCACGCTGGACGAGCTCGAGCGCTACAAGGGCGAGGTGGCGCGGCTGAAGGGCCTGCTCGAGGGCATCGTCCGCACGCATGGCGAGCAGGTGCTGGATGGCGACTTCCTCAACGAGTCGTGCGTGGCCGGCGCGATCGTCATCGAGTTCAGGCCGCCCAGCTGGGTCGTGGTGAAGCTGGCGCCGCCGAAGCTTGTCGAGCCGCCTGCGCCGCCGCCGCCGGAGTTCCCGCCGACAGACGACCCGTTCGTGGCCAACCTCTCGCCCAACGCGCGCATCGCCTACGAGGATGCGTACGCCAAGGCGATGGAGGAGCAGTCCGGGCGCGTTCGGCTGAAGTAGTACGCCGGAGTTGGCCGGCTTACCCGTTTATGTTCAACGGGGCGGAGGACGCGTTCCGCCGTTTACTGCTGGACCAACCTGCCGCACTTCCAGCTACCAACTCCGGCAGCCCGGAGTGTTTCACGATCAACATGTAGGTGCAACATTCCCGCACAGACGTTCTTGACACAGCGTGGCTGATACGCTGAGGATGATACCGATCACCGCGAGGACCCTCCGGCGACCAAAGCCAGCGACCAGTCGGTAAAGCCCGCTACGGCGACACGCTGAACCGCACTTCTGGACCCGCCAAGGCACTGAGTCCGCATCCGGCCAGGACACCCCGAAGCGATGGGCAACTGCTCACCCGTTTTGAGGTCTCATGGCTGCGACATACGCAAACGTTCAAGCGAACTTCAAGGTTCGCTACGGCCGCTGGATCGACCCGCTTCCGGACGACCACACGCTGGCTGACTTCGGCCAGTTCGTCACGCAGGACTCCCGCCCAGGACTTAATTACAACTTCCCCGTCCTGACGGGCATCGAAGGCGGCCAGACCGCGAACGTCGACAACTCGGCGTTCACGATCAACCCGGCCATCGACAGCCAGGTGAAGCTCGCGACGCTCGACGGCGCGACCATCCTGATGCAGGCGGTGTTGTCGTACGACACCATCTACAAGGGCCTCAACGGCGCTGGCAACGGCCCGTCCGGGGGCGCGTTCAAGACGGCGCTCGACCAAGCGGTCGAATCGCTGCTGATGGGCGCGGCGCTGTACCGCGAGCTGGCGCTGGCCTACGGGCCGGGCACCTCCACCGCCATCTCGTCGAACATCGGCGTGGTCGAGGCTTCGGTCTCGGGCGCGAACCTCGCGGCCCCGCAGGTCGTGCGGCTGTTCCTCACGAGCTGGATTCCGGGGCTCTGGATTATGGTCCAGAACCACCTGTTCGACATCTACCAGGCGGACGGCACCACGGTCCGCGACACGGGTGTCACACTCCAGGCGCGTCCGAGCACCACGCAGACCCGCTTGCAGCTGTTCAAGACGGCGAGCGTCGCGGTGGTCGCGGCGAACGACCAAATCGTGCCGCAGGGCTGGCGTCTCAAGAGCTGCTTCGGGCTCGAGGCCATCTACAACAACGCGACGACGCTGTTCGGCATCGACGCGTCGACCGTGGCGCCTTGGCGCTGCATGACGTTCAACGCTGGCGGCCAGCTGACGCGCGCGAAGCTGATGGGCTACGGAGCGGCCATCTCGACCAACGGCGTGAAGACGGGCGGCAAGCTGTTCGTCGTCAGCTACTCGTTCGCCGACTTGGCGGAAGAGAGCAACACGCTGCGTCAGTTCATCACTGACAACAGCGTGCGCCGTCAGGGCGCGAGCGAGCTTGTGTACGTCACCGCGTGCGGTGAAATCACGGTCGCGGTCTACCAGTACGCGAAGGCCGGCCAGGCGATGTTCATCGCCACCGACAACTTCAAGCGTGTTGGCTCGACTGACATCACGATGCGCCCGATCGGCGGAGGCGCACAGGGCTTCTTCACGCACAGCACGACCACCGCGGGTGCGCAAATCAAGTGCTTCTCGAACCAAGCACCCGTGTTCGAGATGCCGTTCAGGAACTTCCTGATCACCGGCATCGTGAACAGCGTCGGTACGTCCGGCGCGCCTGTCTCGAGCTGAACTGACTCAGCCCGGCGGGGAGTGGGCTTCCTTCTTCCCCCACTACTCGCCGGGCTTTCTCGTTGGAAGGAGACGCGATGTTCGACCCGAGACAACAGCGACCAGGGATGCAAGGCGGCGGCTGGGGACAGAACAACCCGTGGCTCGCTGGCCTCGCGCAGCAACTCCAGGCACGGCAACAGCAGGGCGGCATGCGCGGCCCCGCAGTCGGCGCAGGCATGCCCGGCCCCGGCGGAGTGCCGCAACCGATGCCGCAAGGACCTGGGCTGCAGCCAGGAGCGGCAGCGCCTCCACCGCAGGGCGGAGGGCAGTTCGGAGGCAATCCGGCGTTCCTGCAGGCGCTGGCGCAGCGCGTGCCGCAGCAAGGCGCGCCTGGTGGCGGAATGCCGATGCAGCCCGGAGCGGCGCCAGGCTACCCGCGGCCGAGTTTCGCGATGCCGCAGACAGCGGCACCCGGCAAGGAACCCGACAGCGACGACAAGAGGTACTGACCCATGCTGCCCATCCTCATGTTGGCAGCGCAGCTCGTTGCGAAGCAGCAACAGGAAGCTGAAGCGCGTAGGCGCGAAGTGGCGCACTTGGCCGAGGAGCGCGCCGCGCGTCTTGGAGGCAACACCATGGGTGTGGAAGCCGCGAACTTCAACCGCGAGCTCGGCGAGCAGAACTACGCCACGCCCGCGCAGCTGATGCAGCTGTACGGCGCGATCGGCAGTGGCGACGACAAGCCGACCAGCGGCGCGACCAGTACGACTCCTGGCAGCGACAAGCTGCTCGATCCGTGGGGCCCCGGCAACGGCGGCTCGCGCACGGACCTCATCGACCCGTGGAGTGATGACCCCTACGGCACGAAGAGGCATTTCTGAGAACGGACGAAATTCTCGCCCGGCTGCGCCTCAACTGCACGATTGAGGACACGGCCGCCGATTATCCCGACTCCGTGCTGTTGGCGGAGTTGCTGGACTCCGAGCAAACGACCTTCGAGGCCATGATCGTCAAAGCGCGTGCGGGCTACTGGCTCGACACGTTCGACGTCGCGGTCACAGCGACGCAGCCGAAGTACCGCGTGCCTCCGCGCGCGTGCGTCGGCGGCTTCGAGAAGATCGACATCGGCATTCCAGGCAATGCGTTCGTGCCACTGGCCGAGGTGAGCGAGGCGCACGCGAGCTACTACGCGTCGCCGCCGAGCATGGTCGGCACGCCCATGAAGTTCGTGCTGCGCGGCGACCAGGTCGTGCTGCTGCCGCCGCCAGACGCCATTGCGTACACGCTTCGGATGTACTTCTACCGCCGGCCCTCGCGGCTGGTGGCGCAGCAGAGCTCGACGCTGAACGGCGGCACGGTGCGCGGGCAAATCACCGCCATCAACACCGTTGCGCGCACGGTCACCGTCAACGCGCTTCCATTCGACATGGAAGCCGTCAGCGGCGGCGTTATCACGCCCGCGGTCATCACCAGCGCCAACCAGCGCATCGACATCGTGCATCCGTACGGCTGGCACGAGCTGGCGATGCTCGACCAGACGCAGACGATTGCGGGCTTGGTCATCACACTCGGCGGCACCGACGACATGAGCGAGATTCAGGTCGGCGACTACGTGCGCGTGGCTGAGCAGACCGACTGGCCGCAGCTGCCGGACGACTTTCACCGCGCGCTGGTGGACACGACCACCGTCAAGGTGTTGGCGGAACGCAACATGGCCGAGAAGGCGAGTGACTTCGCGCAGGCCGTGAGCGCGGACATCCAGCGCTTCCAAGACATCCTCGAGCCGCGCGTGAAGATGGGCGCGCTCACCATCAAGGCGCCGCTGCCCGGCATCCGTGGCCGACCGCGCGGCTACTGGCCGGGGTTTCCGTGAACGCGCTCGCGTGCGCGCTCTTGCTGCTGACGAGTTGCTACGAAATGACACCGAACGTCGAACCGATTCTTGTACCGCTCGGGCTCATCACGCAGCCCAACAAGCTGGGGCAATACCCAGCGGGAGCGTTGTCGCAAGCGTCAGGCCTCGCGATGCGCAGCGCAGGGCTGCTGACGCGCATGCCGCTGCTCGAGCCGTACCAAAACGTTGTCTACGTCCAGGCGACGCCTGTCGTGCCGCATCTGCTCGGTGCCGCTGATTCGATGCTGTTCCACCTCGGTCGACGATCGGCGAGTGGGCAATGGGAGCTCACGTTCTTCTCGGGTGCGGCGACTAAGTTTGGAAACAACCTGGCAGGAGCTGGGGTGTTCTTCCAGCCAATCACTTTCGACACGAACGGGCGCACAGCGTGGACGCAGCAGCGCGGTCGCTACCTGTTCAACAGTGACCAGGGCATTCTCGTCACCGACACCGGCACGCCCACGTCTAACGCGACGGCGCTGCCTCGGCATGCTGGTCTGACGTCCCCGGCGGTTTCGCCGGCTCCAGTCACTGGAACCACCAACGGGTCCATCGGCGTAAATAATCAGGCGGCATTCGTCGCGCTTGTTCGTCGCGCGGCTACAGACGGCTACGAGATCGTTTCGCCACCCAGCGCGCCTGTTTCCTGCGGTCATTCAACGCTCGCATCGGATACCGCTGGGACCATCTACTGGCCATCGGCTTCTGGATATGCCGCTGGCGATGTTGTGGAGTTTTACCGCACTCCGCAGCAAGCGGTCGATATGGCGGTTGGCGCCACCTACTACCTCTGCGGGAAGTACACGCTGACGCCCGCAGATATCGCCGCGCGAACGATGGTCGCGCCGCTGCTGCTGACGGCGAAGGATGCGGGGCTTGGCGCCGAACTCTACACGAACCCTGGCCAAACCGGCTTCAACAGCCAGAAGCAGGCGCCGCCATTGGCGACATGCATGGCGACGTTCAAGGGATACACCTTCTTCGGCAACCGACAGGACGTTGCGACACTGCCGTTGCAAGTCCCATCAGGATGGTCGCTGAACCTTCCTGCGACGGACCCTGTCACCCGCGCAAACGCCATCGGCAATCGCGCGTTTACTGCGACGTTTACGAATACGAGCAACGTTCTGACCGTCATCTCGGCCGCCGACATCATCGGACTGGCGGTAGGGCAGATCATTGTTGACCCAGCGCTGACCGGCGGTCTTGGAACCGTCACCGCAGTCGGCGCCACCACAGTTACGCTCAACACCACGGCCAACTCGAACGTGACCAAGGTCGCTACGTTGGGCGACGTCATCGTGCTGAATGGCTCACCGATTCAGGCAGTCTTTTGGGCACGTTTTCAGTATGGAATCGTCTCTACGGGCCTGAGCGTCCTTGCGCCTGGCGTCGACCCGCCGGCCGGGCTGACGGGCTCTGTTCAGCAGGACGACTACGGGCCCCATTCGTTCGCGATCACAGCGTCACGCGCAGGCGTGGCGTCTTTCACGATCGCGGCGAGCAACCCGCAGAACTACGTTCCGGTTCTGCCGGCAACGACGGCCACACCACTAACTGTCTCTCGCAAGTCAGTTCCGAACGGCATCGCGTGGAGCGAGCAGGGACAGCCGGAGGCTGTGCCGCCACTGAACACGCTGCCGGTCGGGTCGGGAACCATCTATGGCATGTGGGCGACGCGCGACTCACTGTGGATTTTCGCCAGCGACGGCCTCTGGCAGCTCACAGGCACCGGCGGCGCAGCTGGGCGCGGCTTCGACTGGTCCGTCATCAACCGCGACTCCACGCTGTCGCTGAGCGCACCGCACGCGGCATGCGTGCTGCGCGACTCGGTCTACGCGTACACAAACCGCGGCCTCGTCGCGGTGAGCTCGAAGGGCATCGACGAGAACCTCTCACAGGGACGCATCAACGACTTGCTTCCGGGGCCGCCGTTCTCGCTGACGCGCGACATCCAGATGTGGGCCGACGAGACCAACGACGAGATTTGGCTCGCCATCAACGCGACCACGTCGCCCGTCATCTACGTCTACAACACGCTATCGGACGCGTGGACCACGCATCCTGGCGACTCGGGCTCGACGCCGCTGCAGGGCACTTACGCGCGGTTCCTGCAGAACATCGTCACGATCGACCAGAACAACGCGTACTCGCCCAACCAGGTGACCGCGTCGTTCGCGCCGCTGGTGATGGACTACCAGCCGGTCAGCGATGGCGACGCGTTGACGTTGCGTCAATGGATTGACGAGGTGTGGGTATTCGACACGGCCACTGCGACGTTCTTGTCCGGCGGCGTGCCCGTGAGCATCACGCCGCGCTGGAACGGAACCGACTTCGCGCCGCAAACGCAGGTCGCCAAGAGCCAGCGCAACGACGCGCGCGCCTCGTGGAGCATCCCGCGCAATGCGCCCGCGGTCGCCAACACGCTCGCGCCTGGCATCAAGGTCGCCTCGACCGTGTACCCCATGAGCATCTACGGCTTGGCGCTCCGCAGCGTGCCGCTCACCTCGCAAAGGAAGCAGCGATGAGCACGCAGCCCACGCCCATCACCAAGACTGTTTGGGACGGCGACACCGTCGAGCCGAAGGACATCGCCGAGCTCGCGCGCGGCATCGGGCAGCGGCTCGACGGGCAACCGACACGCAAGATTGTCGAGCTGAACGCGCTGTACACGGAACCGATGTACCTCGCGCTTGATCGCAATCCGATGGGCATCACGTGTCTGCGCATCCGCAAGCAAGCCAATGCCGAGGCACCGGTGCTGAGCGGCAGCATGGTCAGCTGGGTGTGGGACTCGACGCGCGCGCGCATCACGAGCATCGACGGAATGTCGATTGGCTCGGGCCTCACGTACACGTTCACCTTTGAAGCGGTGTTTGCGCCGCAGGTTGGCAGCTGATGGCGGCACAACTCTCGACGGCCGACATCAAGAAGCAGCTTGCTGCGGCCCAGGCACGCGCTGCGGGCCAGCCACCCACGTTCAATACGAACGTCGCTCCGCCCGCGGGCACGACGGCAAGCACGGTTGCTGGACAGCCGAACTCCGCTGCGGCGGTCGACCCGTTCCAGCAGGCTGCTGCGCGCCAAGCTCTGAACGCAGGCACGAATCCTGGGTACGGCGGTCCCTCGGCAGCAGACATCGCCGCGCTTACCGGTCTCGACATACACCAGGTCCTGGCCATGCAGGCCGACCCGACGCAGGCACTGCAGTTGCAGGCGCTCTACAACGCCGCGCAGTCGAAGCAGCAGAATCAGAACTACGTCACCAACAACTTCACGCCAGCGGCTGCGACTGCGGGCACGAACGAGAACACCGCACTGCAGGGCATGCAGGGCGTCGCCACGAATCAGCAGAACCTCGCCGGCGGACTTATGGCCGGCTACGGCGCTGCGCTCGGGCAGCAACAGGGCTTCGCGAACACCGCGAACGCGGCAGACGCCTCGGCGCTCGCCGGCTACGGGCAGAACCTCGGCGTCGCGTCCGGCATGCAAGCAGGCGCGTACAACCAACTCGCGGGCGCGTATGGTGGCATGTCGCAGTTGTCGTCCACGCCGTTCACCGCGAACGTGCAGGCGCAGCAGGCCGCGACGAACCTGGCGAACTACCAGACGTCGGCGCTGAACACCGCGACGGCGTACAACGCGGCGCTCACCAAAGCGGGCATGCAGAATGCCAGCTACCAGGGCTACACGCCGGACGGCTACAGCGCGCAGCAAGCGCAGTACGACCTCGCCAACACGCACACGCTCGACGAGATTGCGAAGGCGCACGCCGCGCAATCGGCGCTGTCGACGGCATACTCCGACGAAGGTGATGTCGCCGCGGAGCGCGCCGCGCTCGGGCAGCTCACGGGCATGGCCGGCGGCTCGCTCGACACCGTCAACGGTGCTGGCAGCGGCGGCGGCCTGGCGGCGCAGCAGGACGCGCTGGCGCAGTACAGCGCGCTGACGTCGCCGCAAGCCACAGCCAAGGAAAAGTTCCTCTACGAGCAGCAGCGCGAAGCGCAAGAGCAGCAAGAGGCTGCGTCGCGCGCGGCGCTGATGAATGACTACCGCGTGCGCGGCGTCGGCGGCTCGGGCATGGAGCTCGCGAGCATCCTGCAGGCTGGGCAGCAGAACTCGCAGCAGCGCTTGCTCGGCGACCTCGGCACGCAGGCGGGAGCGGTCGATCGCTCGATGCAGGCGCTTGCTGGCTACGGGGGCCTCGCGTCGCAGATGACGGCGCAGGGCAACCAGGTCAACCAGGCGAACATGGCGAACCGTCTCGGCGCAGCCGGCGCGCAGGGCCAGCTCGCAAGCAACATCCGCGGTCAGGGCGACACGCTCGCCATGTACAACAGCGGCCAAGCCAACCAGAACTCGCAGTTCAACGCTGGCCAGCAGAATCAGATCGGCATGTTCAATGCCGGCCAGACAAACAACGTCGGCATGTTCAACGTGGGCCAGCAGAACACTGTCGGCATCGCGAACATGCAGGCCTACAACCAGGCCAACCAGTTCAACGCCAACGCGGTGAACCAGTCGAACGCGTTCAACGCCAACGCCAACAACCAGGCGGGAGCGTTCAACGCCAACGCGTTCAACGAGAACAGCCAGTTCAACGCGGGCGCGTACAACACCAACCAGATGTTCAACGCCAACTCGGCGAATCAGAACGCGCAGTTCAACGCGAACGCGAACAACACGAACAGCATGTTCAACGCTGGGCAGGCGAACCAGAACAACCAGTTCAATGCCAATGCCTACAACTCGAACCAGCAGTTCAACGCGAACGCGTCGAACCAAGTTGGCATGTTCAACGCTGGACAGACCAACACGGTCAACATGTCCAACAGCCAGCAGAACCAGATTCAGGCGCAGTTCGCCGACAACTTCGCGGCGAGTCAGCAGAACGATGCGGCGACGCGCGCGCTGAACCTCGCAAACACGGGCGTCACGGTCGGACAGAACTTCGCCACCAACAGCGGCAACGCGTTCAACGCGCAAACTGGCGTCAACGCTGCCGGCTACGGCCGCAACACCGACACGACCAATCTAGGGCTCGCCGGCCTCAACGCTGGCTACAACGCCGGCACGACAGCGAACCAGATGCAGAACGGCGTCTACCAGACAGCTGGTCAAAACGCCGCCAACCAGTTCGGGCGCACGCTCGCTGTGGGCGGCGCATTCATGAATGCGGGCAACGCCGGCACCACGGCGATCAACACGCAGCTGAACACGTCGTCGGGCGATGAGGCAGCGAAGCAGGCAGCGGCTGCCGCAGCGAACGCGCCGCAGTCGGGACCGCTCGGTCTGTGGACCATCCCCACTCAGTCCGGCCAGCGCGGACAAATCCTAGGCGTTGGGTTCAAGACATGAGTGACAACTACTTCGCAGACTGGACGTCTCAGGACGACGAGGAGCGCAAGCGCCGCGCGTGGGAAGCGCTCGCCTCGCAGTCGGACGAAGCGCCGCACCGCACGCTTGCAAACCAGGTGCAGCTGCCCGAGGTCGATGTGGTTGCCGAGGCGCCGCCACGAGCTGCACGCGCGCCTGACATGGACTTCACCGCGCCCGGCAACGAGCCCGACGACTTCGCGCCGATGGCACGTGGCAACATCGACGTGAGCCAGCGTCCGCACGTCCGCAACCCGGACGGCTCGACGAGCACCGTTTACAGCATGGGCGCGAACATCGACGACAAGGAGATGTTGCTGCCGGGCGTCAACGACATGGGTTACGTCATGTCGCCAGACCAGGCGATCGAGGAGTACAGGCGCACCGGCAAGAACCTCGGACAGTTCAAGGACCCGGCGACGTCCGATGCGTTCGGAGAGCTACTCCACCTTCGGCAGATGGAGAGTCCGCCCGAGGACACGCTGCGCGGACGCGGCGGTCCTGGCTATGACCTAACGCCGCCCGAACCGGACGTGACGCCCGGAACTGACGCGCAGGCATCGCCGGAGATGCCGCCCGACGCACCGCCGCTTGCGCGCCTTGGCTCCGCGCTCAAGCAACGCGACGGCTACATGGATGCGCCCGCGCCACCCGCGCGCAGCGAGTCGCGAGACAGCGGCGGCGAAGGCCAGACGACATGGACGGGAACCGCGCTTGCCGCGCTCGCTGACATCTTGCTGAACCGCGGTCGCGGCGTCGGTGGTGTGCTCGCGCTCGGTGCGGCCGGGCAGTCACCGATGGCGCGCGCTGAGCTCGACCTGAAGCGCGCGCAAGCGGAGCACCTGCGTGACCCGCAGTACGGCCGTGGCGGCGGCGCATCGCCGGAAGTCCTCGCGCTACGGCAGCGCGCGCTTGACCAGCGCGACATCGCACTCAAGCAAGCCGCAGACGCCGCGACTCGGCGAGCACAGGGCAACGACCCGGACGGCAAGAAGGGCGCGGCTCTGCGCGCGTTCTATGCCGCCCATGGCGTCGACACCGAGGGCATGGAGGCGCTCGATTACACCACGATGATGAAGGTACGGCCGGACATCTCGAAGATGTTCGCGAACGCGCTCGCGCCCGAGACGAACCAGGTCGCAGCTGACCGCGCCACGGGCGTGAAGCGCGCCGAAGGCGAGGTGCGCGACGAACGCGCGCAGCAAGAGGCCGACAACGCAGCACTCAAGGCGGGCGCCGAGGCAACCGCACGCGCGCCCTCGGCGATCGCGCTGAAGCAGACGCCGGGTGCATCCCCGCTACCGCCGAGCATCCCGGAGCAGAAGCAGGTCGGCATTCCCGGCTCGCACGTCGAGGACTCAGACGTGTACGGCGCGAACATCGGCAATCCGACGCAGCGTCAGAAGCTGACGGATAGCGTCTCGGGCGTCCAGACGCTCGACCAAGCCGTCGCGAAGATGCGCAGCATCCGCGAGAAGACTGGCGTCTCGCTCATGCCTGGCGAGCAGAAGTCTGCGTACGACGCCGCCTACGGCGAGGCCATCGGCGCGCTCACGCAGCTCTACCACTCGGGCGTGCTCAACGAGTCGGAGTACAAGCGCTACAAAGAGCAGCTCCCGACGCTGACGCCGCACATGACTGACGTGCTCGATGCCGCCCGCGGCGGCGGACAAGACACGGTCGGAGCGCAGCTCAAGGGCTTCCAAGACGAGACGCGCTCGCTCAATCGAACGAAGTTGCATGCATATGGCATCGCACCCGACTGGGCTGACCAGCAGGCGCCGCCGGCAGCTGCAGTGGCCCCACCGCCGACCGCGACGCCCGACAACCTCGGCAACACGGGTACGGGGCACGGCCGGCCCTACCAGCGCACCGCGCCGGCTTTCAATCCCTACGAAGATGAAGAACTCAAACGATTGGGGCTGCAGTAATGGGCGGCCGCTTTCGCATCACGACTGACGACGGCCAGGACCTCTACTTCCCGGAGGAAAACGCCGTTGCGGCCATGAAAGCGCTCGACCGCAAGGGCGTGAAGTACATCGACGCGCGCATCGCGCCCGACACGGAGGGCACGGTTACCGCCGGCGAGCCCGAGGCCGTGAAGGTTGGCCCACCACAGGTCATCCCGGCACCTGCCGAGAAGCCGTCGGCGCTCGCCCAGCTCGGCAGCATCCTAGCGGGTCACGAGGACTCGGCGACGCAGCGCGAGGACGCCATGGGCGGCGCTGGCGATGCGCTGGGCGTGCTCTCGGGCGGCTGGACGGGCAAGCTCGACCAGCGGCTACCTTTCGTCGGCCAGGACATCAAGGCGGCGCGTGAAGGCGCTGCGGAGCGCCTGGGCAAGCCCGTAGCAACCGCGCTCGACCTGGCCGGCGCAGTGACGTCGCCGATCGGCCTGGAGGGCAAGGCTGGCACCACTGCGGCGGCACTCGCCAGCCGCATCGGCGCCGCCAGCGCCACGGGCGGAATGCAGTCGGTCTCGCGCTCGCTGGGCGAAGCCAACCCGGACGACGACCTAAAAACGCAAGCCATGCAGGCCCTCGCCGCCGGCGAGAAGGGCACCGCGTACGGGGCGGGCGCGGGCGTGCTGGGTGAAAGCGTGGGCGCGCTCGCGCAGCCGCTCGATCGAGCCACCGTCGCGCTCCGGCGCAACGCATTCGGCGGCACGGCCGGCGACAACCAGGCGCTCATCGAGGAGATGGGCACGCGCAAGGGCCTCGAGTTCATCGAGAAGGACCTTGGACGCATCCCAGAGCGGCAGGGCCTCACCAACGTCATCATTCCGCAGAGCGCGTCTGGACTCGCGAAGCGAGCAGCCGACCGCAACAAACTCGTGAACGGCCCTGCGATCGGCGATTCGCTGAGCGACGCGGGCTACCAGCTCACCCCACAGCCGCAGCCGCCCGGCCAATGGCACCCGCCGCAGAAGGCGCCGATCGTAAACCGCGGCCAGATTGACGCGCAGCTCGCCGAGCAAGCCAAGATTGCGAAGGAGTCGCCCGAGCTCACCGGCCAGGACGCGAGCAACTTCGTGGAGGCGCGTGGACGCCTTCGCAACCAGACGGTGACCACGCCGACCGACCTGCAACGGCTCAAGAACCGCTACGAGTCGGGGGCCTATGCCCCGGGCTCGGTCGCCGGCTCGATGGAGTCGAGTGCTGCCAAGGTGAACGCCGAAGCGGCCCGAGCGACGCGTGAGCACCTGGACGACGTCATGTCGCAGGCAGACCCTGCCACGTACGCGAAGTTCAAGCGCGCCAATGCCGACTATGGCGACACCGCGATGGTGGAGAACATGGCGCGCGCGCATGCGGCGCGGGGCCTTGCGGCTCCGCTGCTGGGCGCTGGCCTCGGCGGCGTGCTCGGCTACGAGATTCGCAAGGACACCGGAGACGCGCTCATGGGCGCCGCCGCTGGCGGCGTGGCAGGCCGCACCTACGGACCTGACCTGGCCGCCAACGTCGCGCGGCTCGGCGAGCAGGGCGCGAGCGCTGTGGGCGGCTCCACGCCGGCACTCGCGAAGCTGGGCGGAGCGCTCGCCAGCAGCGAACCGAGGGCCAGCGCGCAGGACGCCGCCGGCGACACGCGCGGCCACCTCATCCCGCAGGCGATTCAAGACGCGCTGCGCGACAACAAGCTCGGCCCGTACAGCGACGAGTTCGCGCGCGCTGCCATGGCGCCCGAGCCCGGCGCGCTCGGCGTCACCTACTCGCGGCTGTCGAAGGACCCGCAGTTCGCTCCGTACAAGCGCCTGCTGCAGGAGATGACGGGGGACATGCCGTAATGCAGCGCCGTGGCCTCAATACGCGTAACCAACTCGATGCCGCCTACAGCGACACCGCGATCGGCAACACGCGCCCGCAAGGCCAAGTCGGCTTCACCGGCAAGTTCGCCACGACCGAGCCGGCAGTCGGCCAGTACCCGAGCTTCCCGCCGAACGGCACCGACGTCACGTTCATCGAGAGCGCGCAGGGTTTGAACAGGCCGCTCGACTACTTCCTCGCGTTCACCGACCCGAACCTCATCTACAGCAGCATCTACGCGCTGCAGACCATCCCGAACCGCCGTCTCATCGTGTCGCAGTGCATGTCGGCTCCAGGATGGGACCTGGCCGTTGCAGCTGCTGGCGGCCACGACGCGGACTACATCGCGGCAGCCACCAACCTCGCCCCGTACGCGGACCGCATCGTGAGCGTGCGCATCGGCTGGGAGATGAACGTCACCGGCTATCCGTGGACTGCGGGCGGCGCGGGCTCGAACCAAACGCAGGCTAACTACATCGCGACGTTCAAGCGCATGAGCAACTACATGCGTGAACTGCTCGGCCCGGACGTGCTCATCGACTGGTGTCCGCTGTTCGGCACGGATGCGACCGGCTGGTACCCGGGCGATGAATACGTGGACGTCGTCGGCATGGACATCTACTCGCAGACTGCGTTCCCGCAGTCGTGGGACAGCATGTATGAGAGCGCTGGCGGGCTGCGCTGGCTCGACGGCTTCTCGAGCTCACACGGCAAGTTCATCAGCATTCCCGAGTGGGGCTGCGACCGCAACAACGCGGCGGGTGTCGACTTCGTCAGCAAGATGGGCCGCTGGCTCAAGCGCCCGCGCGCGAACCGCGTCCTCTATCACAGCTTCTGGAATAGCGACGACTCGTTCGTCGGAAAGCTCACGCACAACCCGCTGCTGCAGGCGGAATACATTCGGCAGTTCGGTCTGCCGTTGAACTGAGGAAAGTCATGGTCGGAGAAACCCAAGCAATCCAGAGATGCCCGCCCGGTGGCGTAGGCGCTACCGGACAGGCCAACGGCAGCTTCAACGCGCAAACGCTGTCGCTTAGCGCAGGCGCGTCGAGCGCGGTGACTACCATTCTGCTCAGCGCAGCTCCCGGCGGCTGCTTCGTGACGTTCCGGAACACCGGCACGGCCGAAGCGCACATCCGCTTCGGCACCATCGCGGCTGGTCCCGGCGCAGCGCTGGTGACTGACTACCCGATTCCTCCGGGCGCGAGTGAGGAGTGGTGGGTGACGCAAGAGATCAACTTCACCGCGTTCTGCAGCGCGGCATCCGTGCTCACCTGGTATCGCTCCTCAAACTGAGTACAGATGACCTACGAACGTAGATATGCGGGCGTCGGCATGGAGCGGCGCGGGCAGCGCGGGCCGAATGATGCGTTCGGCGTCAACGCCTACGTTGCGCTGTTCGGCGCGAATCTCGTCGAGATGTGGGATTCGCAGCTTGGCATCGCCACGGTGGGGGGAAACGTCGACACATGGACGGGCCAGCTTGGTGGTCGCGTGCTGCCGGCTCCAGGAGCAGCACAACGTCCAGCATATGGCACTGATGGTGCGCTGTTCGGTAGCAAGAGCGTGGTGCAATGCGCTACGAGCGGTACCAAAGTTCTATGGGCGAACAACACGCTCAGCAGTCTAGCTGCGGCTGGAGCCATGCCCGTGCTCATTGTGCGGTTCCGGTTGCGCACCGCGGCAGGCACGCAGCGAATCGCTGGGTTCGGTGGAGCTGGAGGTAACCGCTCGATTGAGCAGCTGGGCTTTTCGGCAACATATCGCGGCGGTGACATCACGGTCATCAATGACAGTTCCGGAACCGCGGTAGACACGGCCGTGCACACGCTCATCAACTACTCAGACGCGTCGCTATATCACGTGCGAATCGACGGCGTGGACCATACCGCGGCGCACACGTCGACCCTGCAGGCTGCAGCTACCTTCGGCAGCGTCGGCGTTTTCACTGTCGACGGCTCATCGAGCCCAGCTGATCTGAGTTGCGCGAAAATACTGTTCCTCGGCGCTGACCCTGGTGGCGCGGCATTGACCGCATGCGAAGGCCTTCTTGCCGCGGAGTACCCCCCCTGATGCCCTACAAACAACAGCCGGATATGACTACGTGCACAAACGTCGCCGAGGGCGTGGGGCGCCTCTATGCAGCAAGCATCGGCAAGCCTTGGCCCATGGCGCCCGATGTATACGGTCCGGGCCGTCAACCGCAGCCGCCAGCTGCATTCTATCAGAGGTATTGGCAGGCTCCGCGGGCGGCGTCAGGGCCAACTGTCATTGAACCGACAGCGCCAGTGCTTCCCATCCGGATCGAAGTGGACGCTGTTGCGCAGGCGTTCAGCGGCCAGCAGGTCGTCACCAGCAGCGGCCCCGTCACCCTCGACTTCACCGCGCTCACAGCCGACCCGGTGGCAACATGAGGCGCGCATTGCTAGCAGCTTTGCTGCTCACAGGCTGCTCAGGCATTCGCGCTGCGCTCGGATACGACGACTGCCCGACGACTGACCCGCAGTCGAGCGAGCCTCCTGTGAGCACGCGCGTGCTTCGCGAGACATGGGTGGAGCGTTTTGGTGCACTGCCGCCCGCGTGCGACACGCCGTGGTTCTGGGATGTCGTGTCGACGTCCGACCAGTGGCGCTTGTGCCACACGCTGCAAGACGCGGCGTGCACGGTGTACCCGCAAGGCTGCCCGGTCACCTACGTGACGATCCAGTACGCGGCAGACAAGCGGCTTGCGGCGCATGAGTGGGCGCACTGGGCGCTGAAGTGCAGCAAGGGCGACGGCGACGGGCAGCACACTAACGCAGCTGTCTGGGGCGCCTTCGGGTTCGTTCAAGGATTCACGCAGTAGGAGGACAGCCATGGCAACGGGATACGGGCGCCGCGTGCGCCGACTGCAACAAGACTTCGTGAGCGGCAAAGCGCCGACAGCGCCTGCTGCCTGGTACCTCGCGGCAAGCACCGCAAACCCCGGCGACGACGGCGCTGGGCTCGCGGAGCCGTCGGCGACGGGTGGCTACGTGCGCAAGCAAATGGCCGGTGGCGCGGCGGATTGGACGGCAGCGCCCAACCCGAGCAACGACGCAGCGGCGGTCGCGGCGAATGCCAACATCATCAACTTCGCGGTGAGCAGCGCGGCGTGGTCGACCGGCGCGACCAACATCACCTACATCGCCATCTTCGACAGCGCGACGCTGACGGCCGAGGCGAACTACATCGGCCGCGCCATCCTCTCGACGCCGCAAGCCGTGAACAGCGCGGGCGTGACGCTGAGCATCGCGGTGGGCGCGCTGACGTTCAACAATTCCTCATCATAGACACATGGCGCCACGTCCTACCAGTACAGACGCACCACGCGGTCATCTCGCTCACCGCATGCTCTCTCGCCAGTACGGCGAGTGGAGTGCCCGCGGCGCGACGCGCCCGCATTTCGACGACAGCCGCAGCCGTCAGCTTCGACCGGCTGGCGGCTTCACCGCGTGGGCGGTCTCCAGCGCGGCCCTTGGCGATCATGTCAGCGACGTTGTCGAGCTGCGTTCCGATCCGGAGGTGCGCCGGGTTGCAGCACGGCGGGTTATCGCACGAGTGCAGGATATGCATCCCTCGGGGAATGTCGGCTGCATTCGAGAGCGACCACGCCACGCGGTGTGCAAGCGTTTGCTGTCCCGGTTTTCTTCCGGTCGCAAACAGGCCATAGCCGCCGCGCAGACGCCCACGCTTCCACAACCAGCAGTCGTCGGGGCCGCGCACGTCGACCTTGCTCCAAAACCGTGTGATTCTTGCTTCATCCATGGGACCAATCCTCCTGTGGGTCAGGCCCGAGCGTGTGAGAGCGCGTCGGGCCGTTCCATTTTAACTCAGAGAGTGGGTTAGAGCCATGGGAACCGTGTACATGCCGATCGCGGTCGAGTCCGCGCGCGTAAAGAGCACGAACACTCCCGAGCTGGTGAACATCGCCGGCACGAACTTCCCGATCGGCGGCTACGCGATGGACGCTGCCGCTCGGGAAGACTTGTACTTTCAGACCGTGCTGCCGCTGTTCGGCGCCAGCAACACCACGCTCGTCTGCAACATCTACTGGTACTCACGCACGGGTCAGACAACGGGCAATGCGGTGTTCGGTGCTGCCGTGGCGGCAGTGACGGCTGGCGATGCGGTGAGCATGGAGGCGAAGGCCTTCGCGACCGCCACGAGCGCAAGCGCAACCACGGTCAACGGCACGGCGAAAGGCTTGACCAAGACAACCGTCACCATCGCGAACCTCGATTCGTTGGCGACGGCTGCGCCTTGGGATGAGCTCGAGCTCGACGTGTTTCGCGACGGCGCGAGCGGCTCCGACACGCTGACTGGTGACGCCATCATCACGGCCATCTACCTCGAATACTCAGACAGCTGACGTATGAGCGTCCTCTACGCAAACGGCACGGCATCGCAACTTGTGCCGTGGAGTGGCCCGACGATTGCATCGGGTAACTTCACGTTCGCGATGCGTGTCTATGCGACCGCCGCCACGCTACTTAGCGACCAGGAGATGTGCTTCTTGGACACGTCTGGCGGCGCAACTGCCACGATGTTCATCGACGACCATGGCGGCGCTGGACCACGCAACTGGGCATCACTCGTCACGGACGATGCGCACAGCATCTTCTCGGAAGCCTCTGACCCGAGCACTCTCTCGCTGAGTACCTGGTACCACCTGGCGATGACGTGGGATGGGACGTCGAACCGTCTCTACGTCAATGGCGCACTCGTCAACACCAATACACCCGCGGCGCTGACGCGTGCCGGCAACTGGCTGAACTGGGCAGCGCCTTCGAACTTTCAAGGCGCTATGCAAGACGTTGTCACGTACAACGCTGCGCTCACCGCCGACGAAATCATGCAGCTGTATCGCGCGCGCATGCCATTGCGCCGCGCCAATCTCGTGAAGTGGGAGCCGCGGTTCACCAACCCTGGTACGGACGACTTGTCCGGCATCGGCGTGAGCTCCGCCATCAGCGGCACCGCCCCCACCGCGGGCAACGACCTGGCGGCGATCCCCTGGGGCGTAGGCATCTCGCCGCAGGCGTTCCGGCTCGCACCGCTGACGGCTGTCACGGCGCACGGCGACCAGCTCGAGACAGGCGCGGTCACGGTCGGGCTGGGCAAGGACGTTGGCTCCAGCGGTTCGCAGCTCGAGACGGGGCTAGTAACGGCGGGGCTCACGAAGGACGTCGGTACAGCGACCGGCAGCGGGCTGCAAACCGGCATCGTGAACGTCACGGGCGGCTCGGTGTTCCTGAATGGCGCGGCCAGTGGCTCACAGCTGCAGACCGGCGCAGTCGCGGTGACGCTAACCAAGGACGCGTCGGCGGCCGGCAGCCAGCTTCAGACGGCGACCGTGGCCACGACCGAGACCGCGCAGGTGGTCGCCAGCGGCAACCAGACCGAGAACGGCTTCGTGTCGGTAACGGGCGGCACGTCGGGCTCAGTCGTCGGCGGTCAGAACGGGGGGCAAGGACGTCGCTTCGGTAACCGGCTGATGCCGGGTCTCATGCGTCGAGGTTGAAGATGACACCAGCGGTACAGAAGACACTGCTTCGCGCGATCGGCACGGTCCTCAGCACCATCGGGACGGCGCTCGTAGGCGTTCCAGAGACGGTGCCTTGGTGTGCTGCCTACCACGTCGCGGGCGCCCTGCTGGCGTCAGTCGGCGGCCTCATGGTGGGCAAGAGCGACCAGGCCCCTGGCGACGTCAATCCGAAGAACATCGACAGCATCCTGCAGGGCGCGCGCAAGGCGCTCGGCTCTGATGTGGTGCTGAAAATCACCAGCATCGCACCGCCGAAACCTCCCCCGGTGTCGGGGCGCTGATGGACCAGCGCGATGTCGTCCACGAGGCGAACGCCATCCTCGACCGGGTGAGCCGCAACCTCGTGCGCATCCTCATCATCGCCGGCATCCGCGTCGAGCCGGCGACCATCGAGAAGATTCGCGGCATCGCCTCGAGCGCGATCGCAGAGGGCATCGCGCTGGGTGAGCGTTATGCGCGCTGGCACCGCGGCAGCCCGCCTACGCGCATCGAGGAGCGCGACGAGGACGTGCACGATACGAGGCCCGGCTGGAAGTCTAAGTTCCCTCCGAAGCCTTCAGACGAAGGGTGATGACAATCGGTTGCACGCGGAGTGGGCACGCCTGCGGCACATCGTCCTTGCTCCACTCGCAATAGGCATTGTCTCGTACATGCCAAGCTGGGTGATTGCACTCGCCTTCGGAATTGTCGCGCAGCAGGCACCCGGAACTCGACGTCGTGTAGTCCTCGGTCACGTTTCACCTCGAAGGAATAGGCAGCGCGCGTTGCTCAACACCGACGTGTTACGCGCGCTGCCATGCGATTCGCCACCATGGCCGATCGCGAAGTCTACCTGAGCGGCGGCACCCGGCTTGCGCGGACGGCGTCAGCGGCATCGGCGACAGATGTCCAGCAGTCACCAGCGTCAACGCTCTCGCGCACGGCTGCCAACAGCGCATCCACCGCCTCGGTGCTGTAGTGGGGCGGGCGTAGACACACCGCCAACTCCTTACGCAGCTGCTTGGCGTCAATCTTGTGCAGCGTTACCAGTTCGGTCTGCGCCGCCAACTCCTCCCGAAGCGCGACCACCTCGCCGGCGAGCACGCGCTCCCATTGGTCGGTGACGTGGTCCACGTCGTCGGTGACCACGCGCAGCGCCTCATCGACGTCCTCTTTGGTCGGCCTAGTCATTCGCCCAGCGCTTTCTTGATGGCTTCGCGCCACTCGGCGTCAGCAACGTCGCCCTGTGCCGTGGGTCTCCCCTTCATGCCTGGCGCGCCCTTGGATGTCAGCAGCGCCCGCACGCGCTCGATGGTGGCTCGCGCGGCCTGCAGTTCGTTCCAGAGGTGTGGCGAGACACGCGCATAGCCATGCGTCGAGACCGACCCAGTGTCTTCGGGTGGCCTCTCGCTGTGCCACGAAACGTAAACCTTCGGGGTCTTGTCCATGCGCCCTACCTTCCAATCGGGAACAAAGTGGAACCACGCGTCTAACTACACGAAGTCTTTGGAGTGCTGCTATGGCTCCGGAGGCCAGCGCTCTATCCAGCTGAGCTAATCGCGCAAGGCCTCTCAACTAACAGTAACCGTTTCGGTTTTCAACAAATCTGCAGACCTGCGAAGCCGCTCCGCGCGGACCGCGTTCCACTTATTTTCCCTAATGACGCTCGGTCTCCGGCGGTTCTGCGCCTGCTCTTTGCGCGTCGCCCAGCGCACGTTTCCAGGCTCGTAGTTGCCATCGTTGTTGATGCGATCGAGCGTTTGCTGCGGCGTCGGCCGCGGCCCGACGTGCTCTAGAAACGCACGTGCGCCATCCATGCCGCGCCACCCTTCGAAGAAGGTGATTCCGCGGGCACCGTAGTACTTGAACACATTCTTCTTGCGGTTCTCGCAACGCTGACGCGCTTGGCTTAGGACCTGGCAGACACGGTCAATCTCCGTGGGCGGTCGGCGCTTCTGCCTCGGCGCAGGAGGCGGCTGGTGCTTCTTGCGACAGATACTGCATCGGCAAGTCTTCTCGGTCATCGTCGATCCTCCATCTCCCGCACCCTCGCCTGCAGCGAGCCAGGCGCGAGGTGCGCGTAGCGTTGCGTTGTCTGAATGTCCGCATGTCCGAGCCAGTCGCGCACCTCGAGCAGCGAGAGCGCCATGCCCCACGTGCCCATGACCAGGTGCGAGCCGCACGTGTGCCGCAGGTCGTGGAAGCGCACGTGCTTTGGGCAGCCGACCTTCGCGCGCCACTGCGTCGCCCAGTTGGCGTCGTAGCCGCGCGAGTGGTGGCCGGTCTTCGTGTGCTTGCCGCCGCCGTCAGCCGGGAACACCAGGCCGTGCGCCTTCGTAGCGCCTCCGTGTCGCCTCCAAGCATCGAGCGCAGCGCGCAGCGGCGGCAGCATCGGCACGGGCCTGTGAGAGCTCTCAGCCTTCACCGCGAGGGCCAAGTCAAACCGCACGTTGATGTGGTTGTCCTTGATGTCCTTCCAGCGCAGTCCCCAAATCTCGCCCTGGCGTAGGCCACCGTAGATGGCGACTGCGTAGGCGGCGCGGTAGAAGTCCGCGCGCTTGGCCTTCTCGATCTTGGCGAACAGCGTTCGAATCTCGCTCGGCTGCAGGAACGTCCACTCGTCTTCCTCCTCGCGCGGGCGCGCCATCTTCGGGATGCGCGAGTCACGCACGGGATTGAGCGCCACCTTCCCGCGCCGCAGCGCGTCGGCGAAGATGTCGCCCATCAGGCGACGCGCGTGCTTGAGCGTGTCCTTCGAGATGAGTCTGCCGGCGGGGATGTTCTTGCAGACCCAGACGCCATCGACCTTGCGGCGGTCGGTGCGCAGCGCCTCGGTCTGCGACAGCTTGGTGATCCAATCGTCGACGTCGACCGGGCGCACGCGGCGCATCGGCCAGTCCGCGAACTTCGCTGTCAGGATGTGGCAGCGGAGCACGCTTCGCTCGCCCTGGATGTCGCGGATGTCGCCGGCGAGCTCGCGCGCATCCATCCAGGCATTGGCGTAGATGCGCAGGACGTCGGGCTCTTTGCCATCGCTAAGAGCCTGCGCTGCCTTGATGGCGTCGCGCGCCTCCTGCTCGCTTGCCCAGCTGCCGAGGTATTCGCCTCGCAGCCGAGCAACGCACTTGCCCCGCTGCCACTTGATCGTGCCTGTTGCCTCACGCGCCATGAGCGTGCCCTCTCCTGCGGCGCAGAGCCGCGACCCGCGCGAACGCCTCGGGCGGTGGCGCCCGGTCTACCACAGGCTTGGGCGCGTTCTCAGCTTCCGCGCGCAGCTTCTTGATGCGCTCGCCCATG